CATGGGGAATAATGCAATTAGGTGTATATAATCATGGGTGGCCATGGGAATGCGAGATAGACCTCCGCACCCATATGCCCAAGTACCGTTGCACGGCACAGTAATAAAATGCTTGAATTCTTAGTAATCACATTGATTGCCGGCTTCGGTGCGTACTACCTGATCCGGCATCCCTTATTAACTCTTAAAAGAGCCCTACAAGGGGTCGGTCTTATAATATTGGGGTTAGTAGTCATCTCCTTATTTGGTATAGGAGTACCTTGGCTAGCCCAACTATAAATAATAATAACTTCTAACCGGCAATTGGTTAGCTATAGGGAGTACCGAGACATTGGTACTCCCTTTTTTTCATAAATACTACATATGCTGTATAACTTAAAGAAGTCCGCAGAGGCTTTCTATTTCAAACATTGCATCAAACAAGGCAAGTTGCCATTACCCGATACCATATATTACCTATGGGACAGGAAGAAATTGAATAATATAATGCTAAATAAAGAACGATCTCCTCGTAAAGAGAAGAAGAAACAAAAAAAGAAGTCAAAATAACTCCTTTGGTTATAGGGGTTTCTCAAAGGAGTCCCTATGCTAAATAAGAGAAAAATAAAAAAGTTTCTAGGTGAACTAGCCTTTGTGAGTGTTATACTGAGTGGCTTAATAGGTATATTCTTTTTCCTGTGGTTTTTTGATATGCATACCATTGATATTGTCATTACAAGGGGACCTCATTAGTTATGCGTAACCCATTCCATGCTCAGTCCATGGCTTTCCTCGGGGAAAGAGAGTCGGTCTAATGATTATGTGCCTGTTGGTGACTGTAGTACGTCCTACTAAGCCGAGGCACCGCATCTAAGATCGGTGGCACCGCATTTGCGTAAACCGTGGGGAAATGTGTAGGTTTGTGTATAAGTGTGTGGTATAAGGCTATAGTTTTCTGTTGCTTCGTACTCCTTTGTAGACTTTATCAGTTATCTAGGGGGCTGTCAAGATTTTTTTCAAGGGTCGCCCTGTGATGACTTAGTGCTGTAACTGTTTGTTATATAAGGGATATCGGGGACCTCGGTGGAGCTCTGTAACCCTTTGAAACCATTGAGGTATTTTTGAGAAAACTGTCCAAACTTTGTCCGAACTCCCCAGAAAAAACCTTTATATATCAGTAGGTTAGCCACCGATTTGACATATGCTCCCCCATGCTGTATAATAGTATATAGAAAATCGAGTTAGAGCCTTACTGGCGACTATTAGAATTTAACTGAATGCCTCCGTGGCAACTGGAATAGTCTAGAATTCAACTGCAAAGGCTTTATTTTTTATTATTACTTACTATACACTTACTATAGCTACTATAATAGATTCGTTATATATTATCGAATCCCCTTATTGCATTGCTATATAAGCCCTGCCATTACGGCGACTACCTGAGAGTACCAGACTAATCCATGAAATCATACGGCAATACAGGCACCCCCATTACTATGGATATGGGTGGCTTCCATATATTTTATCGTGAACCTATATGCGGCGGCTCACGTACATCCTTTTTAAAGGAATCAACATTAATGTCAGCTATGGCTATGTTTAATGCCATGGAGTCCACCAGCGGCTTTGATACACCTATAACAGTGGAGCGCCGGGACGTATTTGGTAATATGACCCATAGATGGAATATGGATGGTCGCTATGGCACACCACGCTTAGTCGGAGGAACATCATGCTAACTGAAATCGTAGCATCCGGGGCCCTTATTATTTGGGCCTATGTTATATTTACTTTGGTTTGGTAATATACAATTATGGAGGATTTGGGAGCTCTGTTAGACTTTCTTAATATCTTATAACTCCCTTTTGACAGTCCGGAACTGAAAACCGAAATGTAGGGCTCCTCCAAATGCACAATAGATATAGAGAATCGCAAATGAGTTTAAAAGTTAGTAAAAATTTCCAGCCAGGAATTTCCGACGTGGAAAGTGTTCCTTATATAAAGGGTCTCCGAGAGTGGGCTAATCAAAGGGTTTCTGAGGATTTAGAAGCCAGGCGTAACCCCATTCCATTACCCCCTATCAAAACATATAAGATACAGGGATCAGGAAATAACATTTACACTCTCACAGTAAGAGGAATTAATAAATCTTGTAGTTGTCCTGGGTATCAGTTTCGAGGTAAATGTAAACACGCAACCCTTTGGACTCCCGCATTTGGAAGGGTTTAACAGACCCCTAGAAAAGATTAAAGGACTTATCTGATTGCGACACCGGACTTGTCTATGGACGACATCGGGAATCATGTTTAAGTTATTGATTTTAAAGGCTTTTATTTTTCATTTCTGTCCAATTTTGGTTGGAATGTCTAGAAAAAACCCCTTTAAAATCAAGGACTTAGGATTGAATTTGACACTGACCTTATATTGTGGTATAATGATGTTTGAAATTGAGGACTATGATGTTACCTATTAATTCAAAAGATCAATTAGCCAAGTTACTGGCTACTGAAAATGTTACGGTTCAACATTCGGTGCAGGCTAATACTGCCTCGTTTGATTTAAAAAATCGTGTACTGACTCTCCCTATCCTGAAATATATGGATGGGAATGTTGTCGATATGATGCAGGGTCACGAAGTAAGTCATGCATTATATACTAATGAAGAAGATTGGATGAATGCCATCAAGGAAGAAGGCGTCCATAAACAGATTTTAAATGTTGTCGAAGATGCTCGGATCGAGAAGAAAATAAAACGAAAGTATCCGGGGATCGTTAAGAATTTTATTGCAGGGTACACCACTCTGTATAAGGAAGGGTTCTTTGGTGATCAAGCCAATTATCCCTCCGAGTTGCATTTGGTTGATCGAATCAATTTACATTATAAATTAGGCTTTACTGCTGTTATCCCTTTTGATGATAGTGAAACCTGGGCCTTGGACGAAATTGATAAGATCGAAACCTTTGATGATGCCGTACGGGTCACCAAGATGTTGCAAATGGCTCATACTGAATCCGAAACTATGGCTGACCATGAATGGGGCGAAAGTGACGATTTTGAATTTGGTCCTAGACAGGATGGCGATGAGGAAGAGGAATCTGATGATCCTACTGATAGTATTGAAGGTAATACTCCAGAAGGGGAAGAAGAATCCATATCACAGTCTCCCGACCCGGACGAGTTCGATGCCGACGACCATGCTATAGATGATGATGAGGAATTCTCTACTGAAGCTGCCTTTGAGCAGAATAAAGAGGAACTCCAAGACAACAAATCGGACGAGTTTGTTTATTTCAATCTTCCGAAGCCTGATCTGAATAATATTATAATCCCTTATAAACAGATATCGAAAGACCTGAGTGGTTATATTGGTCATCATGTCGATTCTATGATGGGTGATTATAACAAGTTTCGCCGTGACTCCCAGAAAATCATTAACTATATGGTGAAAGAATTTGAGCGCCGCAAGGCAGCCAATGAGCACCGTAGAGTGAGTATTGCCAAAACGGGAATCCTTGATGTAAACAAATTACATTCATATCGTTTTAATGAGGACATCTTCCTCAAAAACACGATTATGCCTGATGGTAAGAACCACGGGCTTGTGATGCTGCTCGATTGGTCAGCCTCTATGACTCACAATATGGATAAGACGATCCAACAGATATTGAACATGGTGTGGTTTTGCCAGAAAGTAAATATCCCGTTTGAAGTATATGCCTTTACTAATGCATATATGAGTGCTCGCTTATCGAAGTCCCTGGCACATATGGATAGTGAAAGGGAAAAACGTGCGGCAGTCCGTGAAATTCGTAAAAGTCAGAAACCTAATTTCTCAGCGAATGCCGGGGATCTCTCCATACGAGATAACTTTAACCTTTTTCAGTTTTTCTCCAGCCGAATGTCTGCTAGAGAATTGACGAAAATGGCAAAGTTACTATATACGATGGGCACTGGTATGCAGTATCGCTATAGTGAAACTCGCCGTAGCTATTACCCGCATATAGACGCCAGTGAGCTCCATGAATATTCGTTATCCAGTACGCCGCTTGTGGAAGGGCTTCTGGCTATGATTGATATCATCCCGTTATTTCAGAAAACTTATAAACTTCATAAGACTAACCTTATGGTACTTACTGATGGGGATGCGAACACTGGTTGGGAAGGTGTTATGCGATATAATGAAGCGGGGCTACACTCCGGGCGTATGGATGGCTATGGTATGCAAGCCGTCTATAACGATCCTTATACACGCAAGACCTACCATATGAAAGATATGACCAAGTACTGGTGTTACAAATACCAGAAACAAGTTATATTCCTTCTCCGTGTAATGAGAGATCGGTATGGTATTAACACTATAGGCATTTTCCTTGATAGCAGTAGCCATGGTAAGAGTGTAAAGCGTAAGCTATTAGAGAGCCACCTTGGTTGGTACTCCATGAATAAAGAAGCCCATATGAAAGTACGCAACGGAATCAAAAAAGATGGCTTTGCAACCATTAAAGATACCTCAGGCTATAACGAGTATTATATTGTACCGTGTGGCTCCATGAATATCAGCGATGCTGGTATCCTTGGTGTTGATGAGAATACCACCAAATCTAAACTTAAAACTGCTTTTATGAAATCACAAAAGAATAAGTTTGGATCACGTATTCTCGCTGACCGTATGTTATCCCTCATCATTTAAAAGACTAAAGGAATCAATGACTTACGGGACATCCAAATTGTTATATAACTCTTTGATTTATAAAGGTTTATTAGCCACCAAACTGTCCATATCTGTTGGATTGGTGGTGGCTTTTGTACTGCTAACCCTTTGTATTATAAAGGAAAAATTTAGTGCTTGCAGTCTGTCTCGGACTGTGGTATAATGTAGTTATGGAAATGAGTTGAATATTAGAGGAAACTTATATATGTCAAACCGTGTTGTAAAAATGAACCCCAATCGTACGGAATTCGTCCGTGTCGCAAAGGAGTTCCTTGGTGAAGATCGCAAGAATATCACCAGAGCCGAAATCCAACATCTTACGGCAGAATACAATTTGTCGTGGCCGTCTTGGATTCAGAAGCTCAAAGAATCCCGGGGTGTTTATTACCTCCCCGATTTGAAGGGCGTTTATGGTGGTATCGACCTGTATGAAACTTTGAATGCCGCAGATTCGGCGAAAGTTTACCAAGTCGCTGCTGACTCTGTTGCTCAGATGGCACCCTCTGCAATTGGTGTTACCGAACCTCAAGAGTCCTACGTGCCTGAAAAGTTTGAAGGCTACGTTCCTTGGGGAAATTTCAACACCGTGAAAGAAGTGATAAAATCGGGAATCTTTTATCCCATGTTTATCACCGGTCTCTCCGGTAACGGAAAAACCTTAATGGTGTCTGAAGTTTGTTCCAGACTCAAACGGGAATATGTCCGTGCGAATATCACGGTGGAAACCGATGAAGATGATTTGATCGGTGGCTTTCGTTTGTTGAATGGTGAAACCGTATGGCATGATGGTCCTGTTGTGACCGCCATGAAACGTGGTGCTCTGTTACTCCTAGACGAGATCGACCTTGCCTCCAACAAGATTATGTGCTTACAGCCGATCTTGGAAGGGTCAAGTATCTATCTCAAGAAAATCGGCAAGTGGGTACATCCTACTCCGGGTTTCAACGTGATCGCTACTGCGAACACCAAGGGTCAGGGATCTGATGACGGTCGCTTTATTGGAACCAACGTGATGAACGAATCGTTCCTGGAACGATTTCCTGTTACCATCGAACAGTCATATCCCACCAATAAGATCGAGGAGAAAATCCTTGTAAACGAATTGGCGAAACATGACAAAGTTGAAGGCGAGTTTGTTGGTAACCTTGTCAAGTGGGCAGATGTGATCCGCAAAACCTTCTATGAAGGTGGAGTCGATGAGATCATTTCAACCCGACGATTAGTCCACATTGTAAATGCTTTCTCTATCTTTGATGATAAACTGAAAGCCATTTCGATGTGCATAAGCCGTTTTGATACTGAAACCAAAGAGTCGTTCCTTGATCTGTACTCGAAAGTGGACGCTGGTGTTTCAGTGGACGAGATCATGGCAGAATCTGCTGATGATGAAGATGATGAAAACGAAGAAGAAAACGAGGAGGAATTTTCATTATAATTAGTAAGGGGGTTTGTCCCTGGGGTAACCTGGGGACTCCACCTGTTGCTTGGAGAGGCTCCTCCGAAGGGCTCTGTTCCTAATATAGTCGGATATTTACCGTACGGGAACACATCTATCCGACCCCCTTATTATTTTTTGGAGAATGTAATGATTAAAGTTGGCGACATTGTAGAATTACTTCCTACAAATTCTCGTAACAGACAGTTACGATCACAGGAAAAAAAGTATGATTGGAGAGTGATTGAGATAGGGACTCCCCAATGTTACTTTGGAGAATTAGCCTATCATATTGAGTATGATAAAAATCATTCTCGATGGGTTTTGCCAGAAGATGTTGCATTAAGATATTATAAAGAATCTATTGACTATTAATTATAAAGAGAGTATAATAATATGAGTGTACCCACAAGATTGGAAAGATGCCAGGACGCTGTTGTTTGGTGGTGGCCTGAATTCAAAACAGAAGATTCAATCCCATTGGTGATACGGGATAATGTCCGTGAGAAAATCACTAATGAAGATTGGGAAGATGCCTACGAAATCATGGCTGAATATTTAGCCTCGGAGATAAAATGAGTAATAGACAAACGTATGTAGATCGAGTTCGTAAACTTCAGGAAGAGCTGAATGCTATTTTGTTAGTTGGTAAGTTTACGAAAGAAGTGGAAAAATTCCAAGTGGAAGAAGCGGTGAAAAATCTTGGATATGCTGAAAAACATCTTCATGGATATTTGCAAGTCGATAAATTCCGTGGGAACTAAATATGTACATCGAGTTGCGGGAAAAGGCGGGAAAGTTTTATGTCTTATTAAGACATGGAGAAGAAGAAAAACCTGTTGCTCACTTTGTGAGTAACAGTAAGGTTGAATCGTATAATGTTGCCAAACAATATGCGAAGCAAAACAAGTGTTTAATAAGGGTAACAGAAGCGCAAAATCTAGAAACGCCAGAGTTACCCAAGCCGCCGGAGTTTTTATAAGATGTTAATAGCACACGAAATTAAAAAGATTTTTCAGTCTGAACGTGATCGGCTAAGGAATGCCGATCATCCAGATATGATGCGCCCGAAGAATAATCGTAAGCCTTTAAAAGGTGTAGCAAGAAAACTTTATTTAGATAGGTTAGCAAAACTGACTAAAGCTGAAACTCTAGCTACTTCAGGTTTAGGATTATCTCGTATAAAAGTACCTGTAGAAAAGGAGAAGGACGATGAAGGAATGAAGAAGAAAAAATATAAGTAGTATAATAGGAGTTTAATAATGATATATAAAAAATCCAACCAATACAAGTTATGAACAAGGCTCTGCAAGGACTGTAATAAGCTTCGCTTTCATCCGATATCCTCTGACTTCTCGTTGGTGAGAAAATACCCCACCCGCTCTGCGTATTGAGTTCAACTCCGGCATCTCGGTGGGGTTTTCTTTTTTTATAAATAGAATAAATTTGGAGAAAATATATGACACAGTTAATTAACCCACAGAAGTTTACGGAGGCGGTCACGTTATTGCGTGACTTTTTTTTGGCCCGTAACTTTCAAGAAGTACACACCCAAAACAGATTATCAATATTAGCAGCTTGTGAAGATCCTACTACAGTAGCAACATACAATTATAATGGAGAAATATGGCCTCTGCCTCAGACTGGCCAAATGTGGCTTGAATATGAACTACTTAATAGCCCCGAAGTATCGGGGTTTTTTTGTATCTCTACATCCTACAGAGCAGAAAAAGAAATTGTAGAAGGTAGACATGATACTATATTTCCTATGTTTGAATTTGAGTTCCCTGGTGACATCAAAGATTTAGAAAAAATGGAACGAGAGTTATGTGAACATATGGGATTTGGAAATAAACAGAGCATTGTTGATAAAGATTATTTGGAGTGGTGTGAATATTTTAAAGTAGAAGAACTAGAACATAAACATGAAGATTATATGTGTAAGAATTGGCAAGGTAGAGTTTGCATGATTAAAAACTTTCCTAACTATACATCACCGTTTTGGAATATGAGACAGAATGGAGATGGGACAGCAGCCAAGATAGATGTTATTATTTCAGGACAGGAAACAATTGGATCCGCAGAACGATCTGATGATCCTAAAGAAATGAGAGATCAGTTTATGTCTATATCGGACGGGATGTATGCTGACTTATTGTTCAGTACTTTCGGACAGGAAAGAGTAGAAAAGGAACTAGATGATTTTCTAGGCCTAGATTTCTTTCCTAGAGTAGGTGGTGGTATAGGTATCACACGATTACTTCATGCAATGAATGATTATAGTCTTAGACGAGTTATAGCTAATATGTAAAAAGAATTCCGGGGTGGTGAAATCGGTAAACACACCAGACAGTTTATCTGGCGCCTGACGTGGCTTGGAGGTTCGATCCCTCCCCCCGGAGCCACTATTTATTATCTTCTCTTTTTCTTATATAAATATTGAGAGAGGATAATATATGGCACATTTTGTAGGTCAAGATGGTTTTGTATGGGCAATCGGTGTAGTTGAAGATAGATTTGATCCAGAAAAAGTAGGTCGAGTAAGAGTTCGCTGGCTTGGTTATCACACCGAAGATAAAGCAAAAATACTAACTAAAGATTTACCATGGTCACAGGTGATGCAATCTGTGGGTGGTAATTCTATGGCTGGTGTTGGTGATGCTCCAGTAAATCTTGTAGAAGGAACGTGGGTAGTTGGATTCTTTAGAGACCCAGGTACATATCAAGATTCGATTGTAATAGGTACAATGCCAGGGATGAATACTACAACTGCTTTAAAAGGCGGTGGGGTAAATAAATGGGGTCAGTCTAGAGGTGAATATACAACTTTTTCACAAGACCAAAATTATGGAGATAATAAAGTAGTAGAAGGTTCTGAAACTTCTTATAAAGATTTTGCATTTGGTTTTTTTGATCCTACTTATGATGAAAGTAAAGTACCGCATCCCCCAAGCGAATTAACGTATGGAGCTCCTATTGGTTATTCTGTAGTTAATTCAACCTATGTAGAATTTGATTATACCCAAGATAAACTTCTACCCAGAGTTTTGAATTGGGCGCCTGAAGAAATCCAAGATTTAGAAACAACAGGGACTACATATGGAAGTGCAGAAGCTCTTACAGAAAAAATTATAACTGCATCAGAAGTTAAAAGTGAAGCAGCAGCTCCCACAACAACAAGAATAACACATTCTGATTTATTGCATTTGATGTTTAAAACAACTCGGCGAGTAACATCAGATGCTAGACAAGTAACATCATGGACTAAATTAGGTAAATTTGAATGGCCGGATACAGTAACTTATTCTAAAGCTGGTGAAGATAATGAGCCAGTAAAACCAGCAGCTGATGCTATTACTGTAAATAGATTAAAAGGAGCTTCAGATAGACCTGGTTCAATTGTTAGTACTGGATATCTTGAAAGTGATATTTGGAGAGACTCTACAACCGGTCTACCATCTTATCCTTGGACTAGAGATATGGCAGATAATTCTGTCACTGATACACGACCTAGTGTTTTACAAACAACTGAAACAGGACAGTTTGGACAGACAGGTGAATGGTATCGTACTACCCATCCCAGAGTTAAGTATGTAAAGAAAAAGAATCTAACAGCAACACAGAAAGCACAAGCAGAACTTTTATATAATGCTGGACATTATGGGACTGGCATTTATGAAATGAATGATCCTGATGTTGGTAGAAAAGATATAAAATGGGCAGATGTAAATGATAATGATTTAGTTATAGTACAGACACCTGATACGAATAGATTAGCTATGGGTGGTATACCTATCAAAAGTGTTTCGGGTAGTACAGTTACGACTCAACCTGGATTCTTTACTACAGCAACAACAGGAACAGGTGCTAATGCTAAACCACAACTATCAGTAGGAGATATAATTCAGATTGCTGGTATTCGTGGGATGGAAGAAGTTAATGGTAGAGTGTTTGAAGTTATATCTGTTTCGGGCACTGATGCTCTTACTATTTCTTTAGGAACTGCTGACGGTACTGCATGGGCTGGACCAGGAAGTTCGGCACTTGTTACTACAGGATTTTCTTCTTATATTAGTGGCGGTGTTGTTATAGTTGATCCTCATCCAGTCTTACAGTATAAATCAGATATACGAGAACGACAGATCAACATAGGTTCGCCGAATCCAGAAACAGGACTCAATGCTAAGTTTTGGAATCAACCTTCTGGTGATTTCAATGCTCAGTATCCATATAATCATGTATATGAATCTGAATCAGGTCACATAAAAGAATATGATGATACACCGGGTGGGGAACGAATACATGAGTTTCATAGGGCTGGAACCTTCTATGAGATCGACCATGCGGGCAATAAGGTTGATTACGTTAAGGGAGATCGTTATGACATCTCTCTGAATGATGATTACGTGTACGTCAAAGGACGAGTGGTACACACCTATGACAATGAGGTTCTAATACGATGTAACGATAGACTCGATCTTTCATCAAAGTGGAAGATGCAGATATGGTCTGGTGGTGATTTAGATATACATTCAAAACGAAACATCAATTTAAAATCTGATGGGGATATCAATTTACAAGCAGATGGCCATATTAATTTACAAGGAACAACATTAACTCCCGATCAAGCAAAATACCAAGCAGGAACAAAAGGTGTTGGTGAAATGTCTAAGATTAAAATGAAGGCAGCTCATCTACAAGCTGAAATGATTGGGAATATAGATAAAAAAGAAATTGCAGGAATAGCCTTACAATCTAATTTAGCACCTATACAGATTAAAACAATAGATGCAGGAGCTAGTATTTTTATAACATCTGCAGAAGATGTTGAAATGTATGCACAGACAAATATTTACAGAAGTGCTTATACAGGATTTATTGATGACTTTGCCGCAACTAAGATAAACTTGCGAGCGTATAAAGAAGATATCAGTATCTATGCAGAAAATATTGATAATGGCCATATAAGGATAAAGGCTGGAGAAGATTTGTATATAGAATCTTTAGATGTTATGAATATAAAATCTGGTGGGAACTATAGTGTTGAAACGACTGATGGTAGTGTAAATCTTAAAGCTAGTTCCAGCATGTATGCTCAGGCAGCTAGTGGTACAATGAATATAAAAGCCAGTGGTAATATTTTAAATACAGGTGCTCAAGTTCATTTGAATAGTACTGCCGCAAGTGCTGCAGGCTCAGCGGCAGCATCTGATGCTTCTAAAGCTGTTATAGCTAATATCGCAGAAACCTTTACTATGTTGGTTACTGATTTGTCTAATCCAGATCCAGCAGATCCACCTTTGATATCTACTGATAGTCATGGGTTAGCACTTAACGCTAATGATTTGACATATGGTAGTGGGGGAGAAAACATTAGAGATTTGCAAGACTTGTTATCTGATATGAGTTCTGGGATTGTAGCACACACTGGTATATACCCAACAGATACAGGTGCACATACAGCAACAGGTACAAGAACAACAACAACAGCTGGTGATTGGAGTGGTTATGAAGATGGACCTTTAGCTGATACTTATATTTTAGGTCCTAAGAATTTATCAGATGAAAGACCTAAGGATACGGACATACCATAATGAATGGAGAGTTTATTATAATGATAGGTGGGGAGTTGATAACGTATACTGATTACGATGATATTCCTAATACATTTGACCATGTGATAAAGTTTAATCCAGATTGGCCTGAGTCACCACATACTCAAGAAGATCATGATTATATGGAAGTCTTTAATGATAAACTACAAGCGTTAATGGAGATAGAAAGAAATGCCAGCAGTAACTAGAGTTGGAGATGCTGATGTAACACATTGTACGGGTATGACAAGATTAGATAAAAGCTCAGATGTGTTTGCAGAAAATTTAGGAGTGTCGCGACAGGGAGATAATAATACAGCACATTTATTGCCACCAGATGTTCCTCCGTGTCCAGGACATTCAGCTCCCATTGCAACAGGGAGTACAACAGTGTTTGCAAATAATAAAGGTATAGGTAGAATCGGAGATGGAATTACTGGATGCACATCGGTGGCAGCAGGAGCATCTACAGTATTTGCAGGACCGTAATTAATAATTTAGGAGATAATGATGGATAGAAAAAATTTGATTGAGAGATTAAAGACAAAAAAACTTTGGGGTGGAATCACTCTAGTAGTATTTGGTTTAGCGGGATTAAACGGAATAGATCCGTGGACGGCAGTTTCAATATTAGCCGTTGTGTGGGGGTTGATGGGAATACTTTGGCCATATAATTTTATGGCAAATAAGAAAATGTTACAAGAGCATCATCACCATCATCATCACAATAATAATAAGACAACTAAGAAAACAGGAAAGATGAAAAAGAATTATCAGAGGACATGAAAAAAGCAAAAGGGTTACCAAACTCAAGACGAGATGCAGTAAAAAAGAGAACATCTATAGGAGATTCTGTACGATCACGTCCGAAAAATAAAAACAAAAGACGTAGTTGGAAAAAGTACAGAGGCCAGGGTAAATAACATAAATAGTACATAATGGCAACTCCAGCAGAACAAGTTAATACAGGCTTTACAGATGCTCAAGGTGTTAATAATTCACCTAGAGATACTTACATCTATAAGGATTTTAGTTTATTCTTTACGCCTAATCCAGTTACGGGAGATGTAACACAAGTTACGGACGTTCAAGATATTAAACGATCAGTCCGTAATCTGGTGTTGACTAATAGATTTGATCATCCTTTTCATCCAGAAATTGCTTCTAATGTAAGGGATCTTTTATTTGAACAGTTTACACCAATTACTCAAACTCTGGTTAGAAATAGAATAGAAGAAGTTTTAGAAAATTACGAGCCACGAGTTTCAGTTACATCTGTTGAAGTAATAGATCCATCATTTCAACACATGGACAATAATAGTTTAAATATTACTATAAATTTTAGACTAAAAAATGATCCTAATATTCAGAGTATAGATGTTTTATTGGAGAGAGTACGATAATGGCAGGCATAAACACAAAAGGTAAAATGAACATTACCGAATTAGATTTTGACGGTATTAAATCTAATTTAAAAACTTATTTAAAAGGTCAGACCGAGTTTACTGATTTTGATTTTGAAGGATCAGGTATGACTGTATTACTTGATACTCTGGCTTACAATACCCACTACAATGCCTTCATGGCGAACATGGCTGCTAATGAAATGTTCCTTGACACGGCAGTAAAACGAAACAGTGTAACCTCTCATGCGAAGGCATTAGGCTATACACCAACATCTGCAAAGGCTGCTATTGCTTATGTAGATGTAACTGTTAATGATGCTAATACTGCATCGGTTGTTATGCCTGCTGGTTATGCTTTTAATACGACGATTAGTGGAGTTAATTATCAATTTGTAAATGTTACATCTAGAACATTACAACCAACATCAGGAGTTTATACTTATTCTAATATTCCAATTTATGAAGGATCATGGGTGACTACTAATTACACTGTAGATGTTAATGATGCAGATCAGAAATTTATTTTAGATAATGATAATGTTGATATATCTACAATACTGGTGCAGGTTCAAAATAGTATTTCTGATACTACAACTACAACTTATACCTTAGCTAATAATTTGGTAGAAGTAAAAAGTACATCTACGGTATTTTTTACTCAAGAAACTTTAGATGGTGAATGGGAAGTATATTTTGGTGATGGGGTTGTAGGTCAATCTTTAATTGATGGTAACATAGTTCAATTATCTTATGTAGTAACTAATGGAACAGATGCAAACGGAGCTCAATCTTTTACAGCCGCATCAGCTTTAAGTGGGTTTAATAATATTAGTGTAGTAATACAAAGTGTAGCAGCTGGTGGAGCTATACCAGAAACAATTGATACTATTAAATACAATGCTCCATTTAGTTATGCAGCACAAAATAGAACAGTTACAGCCGCAGACTATAAGGCTATTGTGCCTCAATTATATCCTAATGTAAAAGCAATAGCAGTATGGGGTGGAGAATATAATAACCCAGCAGTATATGGTAAAGTTTATATTAGTATTTTACCCAACACAGGAACGGTATTAACTACATCTACAAAGGCATCTATTGTAACTTTACTCCAAGATTATAATGTAGTGAGTGTTACTCCAGAGGTGATTGATTTAGAAACTACTAAGGTTATTCCTACAATAACATTTAAGTATGATGCTAATGCAACAACTAAAACAACTGAAGCATTAGCCTCTTTGATTACTACGGCTATCACTAGCTATAGTACTACTCAGTTAGAACAATTTGAAAAGGTGTTTAGATATTCACCAT